CGTATGAAAGAAATCCATACAGTTTTTTCGGCATAGGCGTAGCAGAAAACATGGATGACTCTCAACAGATAATGAATGGACACGCTAGAATGGCTATAGATAACTTAGCTCTTTCTGGCTCACTAGTATTTGATGTAGACGAAACTGCGCTTGTTGGCGGACAAAGTATGGAGATATACCCCGGAAAAGTCTTTAAAAGACAAGCAGGAGTAGCTGGACAAGCAATAAATGGCTTAAAGTTTCCTAACACATCTACAGAAAATATGATGATGTTTGACAAGTTTAGACAGCTTGCAGACGAGCAAACAGGTATACCAAGCTACTCACACGGACAAACAGGTGTGCAAAGTATGACAAGAACAGCGTCAGGTATGTCAATGTTACTTGGAGCAGCGTCACTTAACATCAAAACAGTTATTAAAAACCTAGATGACTTTTTATTAAAGCCATTAGGAGAAGCATTTTTTCAATGGAACATGCAGTTCTTAGAAAAGAAGCTAGGTGTTGATGGAGACTTAGAAGTTAAAGCAACAGGTACTAACAGCTTAATGCAAAAAGAAGTAAGGTCACAGAGATTAACTATGTTCTTACAGACAGTACAGAATCCTGCTGTAGCTCCTTTTGTTAAAATGAATAAATTAATTTCTGAGTTAGCTTACAGTTTAGATTTAGACCCCGATGAACTGCTAAACGATCCTGAAGAAGCAGCGATCATGGCACAAATAATAGGTATGCAAAATGGACAGACAACAGGCGAAGAAGCTCCTCCCACTGACCAACAACAAGCAGGCATGGGAAGCCCTGCTGGAGTACCTCAAGGAGCGCAAGACCTTGGAGCAACAGGTACTGGCGGTGGCAACATCGGAATTGGAGCTGTTCCGCAGTCAGGGGAAGCTGAGTTCTCTGGTACACCTAGAGCAGTTGAAGGCTAACGTAAAAGTAATATTAGAAGAACGAGAACAAAAAGGAATACCTTATGCCTAAGTCAAAGTATAAAAAAGATAAAAAAATGTATATGTCAGGTGGATCTATTATGGTTCCTCCAGAAAGAGAAAAATATGGTTTTGGAGGAGTTATTAAGTTTGCTGCAAAGGTTGCTAAAGTGCAAGGTGTTGGTAAAAATGCAGAAGAACTTTTAGATACTCAAGCAGGTCAAGAAGCATTAGAAACTGGTATGCAAGCTACTAAAACATTATTAAAAGAAAATGATATACCGTTTTCAGTTTCTAATAAAAATAAAGAAATTTTTATAAAAGATGAAGTAAGTGATGCAAAAAAAGCACAAGGTCGTAGACTTTTTGAGCAAGGACAAAAAAAAATAAAACGCGATAAACAAGTTAAACTTGTACAAGGTGCTGTTGCAGGTGCTACTATTGCAGGAACAAGTACAGTTTTTACTGGTGAAGATTTATCTAAAAAAGATAGAACTGCTTTTGAAAAAGCATTTAGAGAAGCTCGCAATGCTGGTAAAAAAACATTTATGTTTCAAGGTACAGAATATAATACTAATCTTAGAGAGGAAAAAGCAGAAGGAGGTTCTTTAATGATGCCACCTGAAATGATGAACGAGGAGGAATCTATTGAAGAACCAATGATGGATGTTCCTGAAGATACGTATCCTAATGCTACTCCAGAAGAATTAGAAAATGCTCAAGAACCAGATGAAGTTGTTGAGCAAGACCAAATGGAAATGGTTTTAGATCAAGCTTTAGACACAGAAGAACAACAATATTTAATGAACGCTCTAGAAGGTGACGAACAACTAAGTCAAATTTTTGACAAAGTTCTTACGACAGCTTCTGAGTTCTCAGGGTCAGGAGAAGTAGACGGCCTTGGGGATGGGTTATCAGATTCAATACCAGCTAGATTATCAGATGGTGAGTTTGTGATAACCAAAAAAGCTACCGATCAAATAGGTGCAGACAATCTTCAAGCAATGATGGATGATGCTGAACGTGCTTATGACGGTGGTATGATGAGAAAAGACTTGTACGGAGGAGGATTACTTCCAAGTGCAAGCACAGACAGCCTAGAGAGTAACACACGAAATACGGATGATGAAATCCGTAAACTAATGAGTTTACGTGCTAATCAAGCACCAAGTCTCAGGTAATTTTAATTTACGGCTACCTTGACAAGCCAAGCCCCATGAATTTTTTTAGGCCAAAAAAGAATTAGTATGGCTACCTTGCAGAGTACAAGCCCCGTAGGAGATATAATATGAGTGAAGTAAACCAAGTGGAGGAAGAAGTTTCAAACCCGTACAATATGAATAAGGCATGGCACACACCAGATGGCCCCAAAGTAGACAGTGCGGATGGTATGTTTTTTGAGCGACCGAATAAACAGGCTACCTCAGATGAAGCCCCTGTTAATGAAGAAGCGGAAGCTGACGCGCCCAAGAAAAAACGAACTAATTATAAAAAGAGATACGACGATTTAAAACGTCACTACGATCAGAAGTTATCTGAATTTAAACAAAAGGAAGAACAGTTGACGGCTATGGCAAGAGATGCACAGCCACAATATGAAGCTCCTAAAACTCCAGAAGAACTGGAAAAGTTTAAGCAAGAGTACCCTGATTTGTATGACACAGTAGAAACTGTCGCTTATATGAGAAGTTCAGAGCAAGTTAATGAAGTTCAAGAAAAACTAAATGCTTTACAGCAACGTGAGCAAGAAGTTATTCGTAGGGAAGCAGAAGCTGCTTTAGTAGCTAAGCACCCTGATTTTGAGGACATTAGAGGCTCTGAAGATTTTCATAATTGGGCTGAAGCACAGCCAGAGCAAATACAAGAATGGATTTATAACAATCCAGACAATGCTGCTCTAGCATCTAAAGCTATAGATCTTTTTAAACTTGAAGCTGGCTTACAAGCTCAAACTAAATCGCAGCCCAGACAAAAAGAACAAGGGTCTGCTGCTGATATGGTATCGACTAAAACGACTGCCGTAGACGCACAGCAACCTAGAATCTGGACTGAACGGGAAATCGCTGCTATGTCCTTAGATCAGTTTGACAAGTATGAAGAAGAAATCAATCTTGCAGTATCTGAGGGTAGAGTAGTAAAATAATACTCTAACTTAGGAGAAATACAATGGCTTATAATGCGTCCGACCAATTTTTTGAGCAAAGTACCGATACTAATGGTAACTTTGGTAACTCAGTAAGTGGTCAAACTAATTCTTTTTTCTTACCAAAGGTTTATTCCAAACAGGTACTAAACTTTTTTCGTAAATCTTCTGTAGCAGAAGCTGTTACGAACACTGACTATGCTGGAGAAATCGCAGCTTTCGGTGATAGTGTAAGGATTATCAAAGAACCTGAAATCACTGTTTACACGTATGAGCGTGGAGCAGATGTGACTCAGACTAAACTAACCGACCAAGAAGTAACTCTTGTTGTTGACGTAGCAAACGCTTTCAAATTCATCGTTGATGATATTGAAACTAACATGTCTCACGTTAACTTCAGAGACGTAGCAACTTCTTCAGCAGCTTACGCATTGCGTGATGCTTTTGATGAAGGCGTTATAGCAACTATGATTGCTGGCGTTTCTGCTTCTAGCCCTAACCACATACTTGGTTCAGACAACGCGACTGACCTTGCTGCTGGTACTTTTGACGGTACTGGTAACTTGGATATAGGTTTTGGTTCTAGCGAACACGACCCTATAGACGTAATGTCTCACATGGCTAGACTTCTTGATGAGCAAAATGTTCCTGAAGAAGGACGATGGTTCCTAGCGAATCCAGAGTTCTACGAAGTACTTGCTTCAAGTTCTTCTAAACTTCTTTCAGTAGACTACAATGCTGGACAGGGATCTATCCGAAACGGTCTAGTATCTTCTGGTAAGTTACGTGGATTCAATATGTACAAGACTAATAACATTGCTGCAACGTCTAACGCTGCTGGTCAATGTATTGCTGGACATATTTCGTCTACTGCAACTGCTCAGACTATTACAAGCACTGAGGTCATCCGTGACCCTGATAGCTTTGGTGACATTGTACGTGGACTACACGTATATGGAGCTAAGGTACTAAGAGGCGAAGCCCTCGTATCAGCGTTCTACGGAATCGACTAATAGAACTGGTAAGGGGGTCTTTGATTAGGCCCCCAAGCCTTTTGGAGTTTTTATATGCCACAACTAGGAAGTAATGAGAAACCTGTATTTATACGGGGAGCTAATAAAAAAAGAGGTAAGAAACTAGGACTTACTGGAAAGTTTTATAACTCTGAAAGTTTAAAAAACTATCAAGATAATTATGACCGTATTTTTAAAAACAACGGGAGTCAATCAAATGATGTACATGATGGATGAAGAAAGAATGCTTACTGATGCTGATCGCAAAATAGTATCAGATGGTAAAACAGGATACAAAAATATTTTTGAACTAGAAAGACAGTTTACAAATGCTGGACATTCGCAAGGTTCAAAATTTAATATGGAACAACGACTAAAAACTATGGGTCACTAATGGCTACAACATACTTACAACTATGTAATGAAGTTCTACGAGAAATGAACGAAGTAGAGCTTACAAGTTCTAACTTTGGATCTTCTGTAGGAGTACAGACGCACGTAAAAGATTTAATAAATAGATCTTACTTAGATATGGTTAATGAAGAACCTCAGTGGCCTTTTTTAGCTACGGGCGAATCTGGTGCTACAGATCCAATGTACGGCAATACATATGTTGAAACTGTAGCTGGTACTCGATGGTATGAATTAAAACCAGCTTCAAGTAGTCTTACAACAGATTATGGCTACATAGATTGGGATAATTTTTTATTAACTACAGTAGGTGTCAGTGGTGAATCAGCACCTTATACTATTCGTAATTTACGATTTACTAGTATTGAAGAATGGAAAGATTATTTTCGTATAGCTCAAAATCACGATGATGCTGACACTCAAAACTACGGAACACCCGACAGAGTTATAAAAAGTCCAGACAACAGAAAGTTTGGTCTTTCGTCAATACCTGATAAAGTTTATAGAATTTATTTTTATGCTTATGATTTACCAACAGCTTTGTCAGCTGCAACTGATGCTATAGTTTTTCCAGATGTATACGTACCTGTATTAATAAATAGGGCAAGGTATTACATGCACCAGTTTAAAGACAATGCTCAAGCATCTGCATTTGCTAACGAAGATTACAAACGTGGACTAAAAACAATGAAGATGCATCTTATGGAACCAGCCCCAAGCTATTTTAAAGATGATAGAATAAGGTTTATATAATGGCACAATCATTACCATATGCTGTATCATGTAAAGGTGGACTTAACACAAACTTAAATCAATTTGAAATTCTTTCAGTTGCAGGGTCTGCTACAGTATTAGAAAACTTTGAAGTTGATACAGATGGTGGCTACAGAAGAATTAATGGCTTCGCACCTTTTGGTGGTGACGATGCTACAAGACCTAATAGCACAAACGCTATTATAGGTCTTTTTGTTTATGCAGATGGCTTAATAGCTTGCTCAGGAACAAATATTTATTTTACACTAGATGGTATTACTTGGTTACAAATTAATAGATCTTCGGTAGATGCAAGTGGTGATAACTACTCTGCATTTACAGGTAGAGGAACATTAGCAAGAACAAGTCAAGGCCAAGCTAGTTTTGCTTTGTATGAAGGTGATACTACTTATGGTGAAGTAATCATAACAGATCAAGCTTCTACTACAAAGCCTTTTTATTTTAAAATGACAGGTACAGGAGCTTTAACTAATAGAACTTACTTTGCAAAAGAAATTACAGTTGACGGAAGTGTTTTTCCTAAGACTTGTATAATACACGATAAACATTTAGTTGTTGCAGGAGACACGAACAATCCTAATACTATTTATTACAGCGGTACAGATGATATAGATGACTTTACAAGTACTGGATCAGGTAATATAAAACTTGATGATAAAGTTGTAGGTATCCGTACCTTTCGTCAAGATCTTATAATCTTTTGCCAAAATAGTATTTATAAACTTCAAAATATAAACGTAAGTTCTTCAATAGTTGTTACTCCAATTACGCAAAACGTAGGTTGTCTAGATAATTTTACTATTCAAGAGTTTAGTGGTGACTTAGTATTTTTAAGTCCTGATGGAGTTAGAACTCTTGCAGGTACAACTAGAATTGGTGACGTAGAGTTAAGCTCTATTAGTAGACAAATACAACCAATTACAAATGAATTAGCAGATAATATAAATAACTTTATAGTTTCTAGTGCAGTTCTTAGAAATAAATCACAATATAGATTATTTTATACAGGAACTGGTCAAGCAGCTACACAAGCTAAAGGTATTATAGGCAGCCTAACAACAAACGGAGTAGCTTGGTCAGAAACTAAAGGCCTCCAAGCTAGAGCTATTACGTCAGGTTTTGATAATAATGGTGTTGAACAACAATATCATGGCGATAATGACGGGTATGTTTATTTACACGACTCTGGAAGTTCTTTTAATTATGCAGGAACAACAGCAGATATATTAGCAACTTATACAACTCCTAACTATGACTTTGGAGATCACGGTACTAGAAAAACAATAAATTATGTGAAACTTTCTGTAAGTCCTGAAGGAACGGTAGAACCTAAATTAAGAGTTCGTTACGATTACGAAGATCCAAATCTACCGCAACCAGAAGAATATACATTAACTACAATAAGAACACCTGCTACATTTGGTACAAGTGTTTTTAACGCAGTCTTTTTTGGAGGGACGCTTGATCCTACAGTTAGACAAGCAGTTCAAGGTAATGGACACACTACAAGTTTTAGAATACGCTCAGAGGATAAAAATCCTCCATACGCTATCAATGGTATATATGTAGATTATACACCAGCTAACAGGAGATAATTTGAATGACAAGTTACACACGACAAAGTAGTTTTTCAGATGGAGATACTATAACAGCAGCGATATTTAATAACGAATATAATCAAATATTAAATGCTTTTGCTTATGCTTCATCAGGAACAACAGGGCATCGACATGATGGCACAGCTGGTGAAGGTGGTAATATACACACTATAGGTGATCAAGATTTTTTAAACAAGATTGTAGCAGACAGTACAAACAATCGTTGGGGAGTTTTTGTCCAAGTAAGTAGTTCTGCTGTAGAGCAAATAAGAGTTCAGGATGGCGCGATAGTACCAGTAACAGACAACGATATTGATTTAGGTACAAGCTCTTTAGAATTTAAAGATGGGTACTTTGATGGTACAGTCTATGCAGACGCAATAAATTTTAACGGTACTGCAATTACAGCAACTGCTGCTGAATTAAATATTATGGATGGTGTTACCTCAACAGCTGCAGAACTAAATATATTAGACGGTGTTACAGCAAGTGCAGCAGATATTAATCTTATAGATGGTATAACAAATGGTACAGTAATAGCAAGTAAAGTTATTATAACAGACGCAAACAAAGATATTAGCGGTGGTAGAAACATTACTATTTCAGGTGAGCTTGATGCAGCTACGTTAGATATTAGTGGTAATGCAGACATAGATGGTACTACAAATCTTGACGCAGTAGATATAGATGGCACAGTACAAATAGACGGTGTAACCACCTTTGGTGTTGATGACACAGGCGTAGATGTTAAGTTTTTTGGTGCTACTTCAGGAGCATACTTGCTTTGGGATGAGTCAGCTGATAAGTTATTAACAGCAGGTGCTACAACTATAGACATTGTTAAAGATAAACTATTAATAGGTAGCACAGCAGTTACGACTACAGCAGCCGAGTTAAACATTTTAGATGGTGTTACAAGTACAACAGCAGAGCTAAACATACTCGATGGTGTTACTAGTACTGCTGCAGAACTTAATATTTTAGATGGCGTAACAAGTACTGCAGCCGAGTTAAACATACTCGATGGTGTGACAAGCACCGCAGCTGAGCTTAACATACTAGATGGAGTTACAGCAACCGCAGCAGAAATTAATCTTATAGACGGTGGAACTAGCCGTGGTACAACTGCTGTAGCTTCTGGTGATGGCATACTTATAAATGATGCTGGAACAATGAGAATGACTAATGTAGACACTGTATCTACTTACTTTTCTAGTCATAACGTAGGTGGTGGTAACATTGTAACTACTGGAGCGTTAAACTCTGGAAGTATTACATCAGGTTTTGGAGCTATAGATAACGGCTCATCTGCTATTACCACAACGGGTACAGTTACTTTTGGTAGTATATCAGACGGTACAATAACAGCCACAGCTTTTGTAGACGAGGATGACATGTCCTCTGACTCTGCAACTCTTATACCTACACAGCAATCAGTTAAAGCGTATGTAGATGGTCAAGACTTTGCAGCTACTAGTTTTGTTATGGAAGATGGGGACGGTACAGAAGTTACTATTACTAAAAACAAAGAAATGAAATTTATTGGTAGTGGAATAACTATAAATTGGACTGACACTGACAACGGTACAGATGGAGATCCTTACGATTTAACTTTTACAATAGATGCAGCTCAATCAAACATTACGTCATTAGGTACATTAACTGCGTTAACTGTAGATAATGTTGTTATTAATGGTGCAACAATAGGGCATGGTGATGATACTGATTTAATGACAGTAGCCGATGGTATCTTAACTGTTGCTGGCGAAGTTTCAATGACTACACTAGATATTGGTGGAACTAATGTTACAAGCACCGCAGCAGAACTTAATATACTTGATGGAGTTACTAGCACTGCAGCCGAATTAAATATTCTTGATGGTGTGACGACTACTGCAGCAGAAATAAACTTAATAGATGGTGGAACATCTAGAGGAACTACCGCAGTAGCCAGTGGTGACGGTATACTAATTAATGACGCTGGTACAATGCGAATGACAAATGTTGACACAGTATCTACATACTTTGCTTCTCATTCAGTAGGTGGTGGAAATATAGTAACCACAGGCGCACTAAACTCTGGAAGCATCACAAGTGGCTTCGGTGCAATTAATAATGGTTCGTCAGCTATTACTACAACAGGCACTGTATCTTTTGGAAGTATATC